GTGGTGAATGCGCCAGAGTTGCGGGTGGTGTCGCCAATAGCTGGCGGGGCGGCGAAGTTGCTGGTTAGAGCTATGGTGCCTGATGCGGTGGGCGGGGTTAGTGTATAAATGGACGATCCTGCGCCTCGGGCGATTGTTGTGGTTCCGATGCCACCATAATTTTGCAAAACAAGCCCTGTAGAATTTAGCTCCACATCGCTGGCAAAAATGCCCGTGGTGCTGCCGACTTTTAGCGTTCCAGAGACGCCAGTGCTTTCGCCGTTTATAATCACATTACCGACTAAGGTAGGATTGCTTGTTAAAAGTCTTGCGTCATTACCTTCACAAGCCGTGCCTGCGGTCGTTCCGTATGAAACGGCCAGCGTGCGATCTGCGGTTAGGTCGCCGCCGCCCGTCAGGCCCGTGCCTGCGCTGATTTGGCGGCTGGTCGCCACTTTACCGTCCAAAGAAGTTTGCAGGTTTGTGACTTCGCTAATCGGGTGGGTGTGCGAAGACGGCGGGAATGTCGCGGGCTTGTCGGTCAGATCGTTCCATGACGAAACGCCGCCCCCGCCTCCGGTGGCCCACTCGGTATCGTAGTTTGTGCCGCTGACCTTGCGGAGCACTTGTCCTGTGGTGCCGCCAATCGGGACGCCTTGGCCGTTGGTGCCGTTGCTGCCGGCTGCGCCCGCTGGTCCTTGCGGCCCTTGCAGCCCAGCGATCTCGATAGTTGTCGCTGTGCCTTGGATAATTTCGATCGCGTCGGCCATTACCGTGTCACCTCCGGGGAAACTGTGACCACGCCTTCGAGCAATCGAGTCACCAGCCCGCCGCTACTGACCATTTCCAAGTCGTAAACATAGCGACCAGCCGCAAGCGCGGCGGTTTCGGTGGCCGTGAGCGAAAGCGTAATGACGCCCGCGTTGGTTAGGCTGATGCGGGAGTTGGCTGTCGTAAGTTCCAGCGAGGCGCTTGCCGCCAAGTAGCTTGTGCGAAGCTGCATCCGGGCGGTAAAGCCCGTCGTGTTAACGAACGTGGGCGTCGAGCCCGTTTTCCAGTTTACGACCTGGCTATAGGTCGCGCCCTGGGCAATTTCCAGATCGTGGCTGGCAACGGCGCTCATTTGTTTCTGTCCCTCCACGCCTTGCCCAACGCCAGCACGGCGATTGCCAAGCCGCAGCCGAGCGTGCCGAGGCGCATTCCCGTTTCCAAATGCGGAAGCAGCGAGACGATGACGCTACCGAGCGAGGACGCCACGGCCACCGCAGGGCGGGTCAAGAAATCTGAAAGCTCGTGGATCATTGCACCGCTTGCAAAATGCCGTTGCTAAAAACCAGCACGTTGGTATTTGTCAGGGCAACCGATCCGCTGAATGGGTGGTTCGTGTTGCTTGATCCCGACAGCGCCCGCATCAGTCTGACGTTGCTGGTGTTGGTGAGGGCGCTTAGGCCGAGGCCGAGGTCAGCGCGGGTGTATGCTCTCGCAGATTCATGAGTAAACGACAATGTCGCCTCTGGTCCTGATAGCTGAAGGCCGCTGGCCTCAATTCCATAACCCACGGCTACTAAACCATCAAACTGAACAACATTCGTAACACCCAAACCAATCGCTGTGCAAAAATTTGTCGCGCTAGTGTTGGTTAGCCATGTAGCTCCAAGACCGAGGTTGGTGCGAACTTGAGCGGCAACCGTGTTGGTCGAGAAGCGGAAAGCATTCGTCCACACCACATTGGTCGCGGCGACGATCTGGCCGTTGGTAGAATTAAAGCCGAGCGATTTGATCGTCTGCCCGTAGCTGGTGGCGCAAAAGGTGGCGAGGAGGAGGGTGAGAATGGTTTTCATGTGACGGGTGAAGTGGTAACAATGCCGGCGGTGTCGACCGTCAAAGCAAACCATGTGCTGCCGTTAGGCGAAACTTGGAGAGTGCCGTCGCTGCCCAAGCGGGTGCGCGGGGTGGGCAAAAGGGCTAGGTCGCTGCCGTCGCCAATGGCAAAGAGCGTCGGCGACACGTTGAGCGTGAAGACTTGGGACACGAGCACGCGGCTGGCCAAGACAAGTTGCAGTTGCGCTTCAAGCGTGACAGGACTGTTGCCGTCAACCAGCTCGGCCACGACAGGCCCGCGCAGCTCAAGGTGGCCATTCCACTCAAGGCTGGTTCCAAACTGGACGAAGGCCGTCTCTTGCACGACGGCCGGCCCGAGCGCGTCGCCGGGTCGCTTGGCGATAAATTGAAATTCGTTGGTTTGGGCGCCGTTAAATGCCGCGTCTGTTACGACAATTTTCACCGGGAGATCCGCGCCGAGTCGGCCCGAGATAGCAAGATCCGCTGCTGGTGCGCCCGTGGTCAGGCTGACTTCAGAGGCTTTCGGGTCAAAATACAGAGTCATGGCAGCTTGCGAGAGGGGTCATGTCAAAGTCACACGTTCCAGACGGCAGCTACGGTTTAAGATCTCGCAGTGCGCTCAAAGAACCGCTGGAAATTTTCCGATTCGACGGAAAAGTCAGGCAATGCGGCGATGACATTTTGGTTCCGCATATAAAGAAACCCTTCCCCTGTCGGCAGGGGCTTTGGAAGCGGCTGCGCATCCACAATCTGCCCGTCGCGCACATACAGTAGTCCTTCGCCCGCAGGCAACACCTCCGTTAGCCATTGATCGAACAATGCTCGTATCGCCCCCCCATCCAAGCTGGGAGGCGGCAGAGGAGGAGGCGGTTGCGGCGGCGATGGTGTCGTGGGGGTCGCTGGGGTTTGCGTGGACGTTGAGGGCGGCGAGGCAACCGGCGCCGCCGCCGATGATTGGCTGGATAGCCCGAACTCAACAATGGTTGGCACCGTCTTGGATGAATACGCTTTGCCGCCGACAACCCAATCCACATCCATGACGCACGGCAGATCCTTTGCGTCTTGTTCCAACAGCTCGCGCGCCGCAGCTCCGAGACGGGCCACATTCGGGGCGACGAGAAAATAGGGATCAGCCTCATCGGTTTGCGCGACTGGCGATGCGATGGAAACAGAAGAAATCAGCTCTAGATTGGCAGCGTCTCGCAGGCTCCAACGCAACTGGCTCGGCTGCGGATTAATAACGGTGTCGGTTCCGTCGAGAAAAAGAACTGCCAGCTTGAAGTTGTCGCCCGCGCGTAGGCGCAAGGCGCCATCCTCGAGTAAAGATCCCGAGACGCTTCCGAGTCGTTGACTGATTTGCAGATCAATCAAATCCCACCGCGCTCCGAGCCAAGTCGGTTGGGCCATAGCGTCAGGGACGGGTCACGTCCAGTTCAAGTGACACTGGAAAAGTCCGCGAGGAATACAGCTTGCTGTCTTTGATCCAGTCGATATCGGCCACGCAAGCAAGCGGCTTGTTTTCTCCGTTGTCTTCGGCCCACTCAAGCGCAACCTCTCTTTCACGGTTGCCCGTCACGACGGGCATGGAATAGTAGGTTTGCCCCTCGGTGGTCACGGCGGTGGGCGGTGTTGAGCTTTTCAGGATGATAAGATCATCGAGGTTGTCGGCCTTGCGGATGGTCAAGCGCAATTGGCTTGGCTCCATGGCAAACACGTCTCCGTTTTGATCCACGAAAAACACGGCAAAATTGACGGCGTCGCCGAGCTTCATTCTCAAAGCGCCGCCCTCAAACATGGTGGACTCTACTTGCCGCCCGCGCGCCAAAATCTGCAAGTCGGTCAGCTCCCATTGTGTGAGAAGCCACGGACTGCGGCGGGCAGCGGAGTTGCTGTCCACGGCCGTTGTGCCCTGCTTTACGTCAAAGCGGATAGTGGTCGGAACGCTGGCATCAAAGTCGGTGGCCTGCGCGCTGACGGAAGCAAAATAAACGCCAGACCGCGTGGGACTGCCGGCCACGTTGCCGGTGGTGTCGATGCTAACGCCCGGCGGAAGGCCCGTGGCGATCCATTTCGCGGGCGAAGGCACCGACTGAAACGCGATATTAACCTGGTCGCCCGTGGAAAGCGTCAGTCCATCCTTCGCGATGGCCGAATTGGTCGAGACGGTGGTGCGTGGCAGGCTGTCGAGAACTGTCAGGGTGGCCGTCGATGTTGAAGTGCTAGAGGTTCCCGATCGGGTGGCTGTCAGGTTGACGGTGAATCCGCCAGCGGTTGTTGGGGTTCCCGAAAGGAAGGCCCGATCTGGCCCAGCAGTGCCAAAGGTTGGCGGATCGTATTCGATGCCGAGGCCGCCCGGGTTGCCGCTCGTGATGGCCCATGTGGCGCGGTGCGTGGCCTTCAGCTCCAGCTTGATCGGCGAATTGCGAACTGCCCTGGCGGTGACACTTTCGGCGGCAAAAACCGCAACAGGCGCGGGGGCGGTGAAAAACAAAGTTTGCCGCAGCGCCGTTAGCCCGCCTGAATAATGGCGAATTGCAGACACCAGCGGGTTGCCGATCAACGAGCTGTTTATCTTGATCGGCGTGGTGACCGCCACAACGGCGCCACTCAAAACGTCGAGTTCCGCGCGATAGACCTCGCCCTGAAGTAGTGCTGCCGGCACTGCTGAAATTGTTTCCCCGCCCCTGACCAGTCGTTGAGCGGCCAAGGATTGGGCCAAAAATTGGCTCATTGTCCCGAGACGCGGATCTGCTGGCAGAAACGGAGATTGGCTCAAGACTCCGCTCCAAGTCGGCAAGGTGATGTCGTTGCCTTCGACGGCCATGTTCGACGTGAAGGCGGCTGCGGCCACTCCATCAATGGTAAATGTCGTTGATGCCTCAGAGGACTCCTCGCCAGATGAAATCAGTTTGACCTTGATGGTCAGAGATTTAGCCGCCACTTCGGGCGCATCGTATCTGACCAAAAAACTCGAAGGCGCGGAGGTTGCCGCCCGTGGGTAATAAATGACCGAAGAACCAAACGTGACCACCACGCTGTGGGCGCCGGCTTCGGTGTTTGTCCAGTTCACGTTGCCAAAAACATCGAACCCTGTGCGCTCAGTGACGGCCACCCCGTCTGAGCCGCGCATGGTGACGGGCTCTTTCCAGACACGGTAAAGGCGCGTCAGGGTAATGTTGGAAGGTGCGGCCAGTGGCATGGCGTCAGGTAATGGCTGCGGTCATCAGGAACAGCTTGTCTGCGTCGCCCGTCTCTTCGCCCGCATCGAGCGGAAAGCGTTTGGCAATTTCTTCAGACGCTTCGTTTTCGGCTTTTCCCGCTTGAAGGAAAACTTGGCCGTTCGGCCGGCCCATCGTGTTCGTATAGTTCTCTAGGTCAAAGCGGGACAGCTCCGCGCGCAAAATGAATTGGGTGTTTTGCGGCGCCGTGGCCGAAGTTGTCTTTCCGTAAACTGTGCGGGTGGCCGAAAGCGTGCCGTCGTTAGCCCGTGCAACCGTCAGCTCAAACGGATGAACCACGGCCGCGCGCGTCAAACTGATACGTTGGTCAAAGAAGGGCTGCTCGATTCCACCCGACTCGTCCCAGGTAACGGCCTCGACGTTGATCGCCGTTCCAAAATTAGTCTCGCTCGACATGGTGCCTTTGCGAACGCGCAAGGTATAGACCCCGCGCAGCTCGGGGCGATCGGCCACCATGGCAAGCAACAGCGACCAAGCGATTTTCAGCGAGCGACCAGGCGCCAACATTTCTGGTGTGACCGCAAGCTCCCAAAGCGTGCGGTTCATTTCGGTGGGGTAGAACACGCTGCTTCCCGTGTTGCGACGATCGGCCAACCACCACTGGTATCCGTCCGACATGACAAATGGCGCATCGGCCGAGGTGATGAGGCGCGAGCGACGTGGGCTGGCGGCCGGCATGAAGATTTCCGTGGAGCCCAAGGAATAGACCGACCCGCTGGCCGTGTTGGCCTCGGGAAGTTCGGTGGCCGTGCCGAGGTTGAGAGTCGAAACACTGTAAAGGGCGCGCGGCAAAGGGGGCAAGGTGACGCGCTGTTTGACTCCTTCGCCGCGAACCCGCGCGGACGGGAAGACATCGGCTACGGGAGGAAGCGAAAGGGTTGACGAAAGCGTTCCCGCCGCAGTGGCCCCCGCGCCATTCAGGCCGACCAAAGTTTCCAGGGTGTCCACGCGCTGGGCAAGTGCTTCAAGTAGCGCCTCGAGTCCGACAATTTGCTGGATGGTGTGCGTGTGTGTTTGAAAGACAGCAGTCGGGCCAGCCGCCGTGAAAGTCGCGGCAAGGCTATTGGAGGCTACAGCGGTGCCAAAAGTGAGCGTGGCGGTGTTGGCCGTTGGAAAGGTGGCCGTGTAGGTGTTGTCAGCCAGGCGAAGATTCGTCCCGCCGTTTTCGCGCACGGTCAGGTGCAAGGCCGCCGTGCCGAGGTTGTGGGCGAAATTGTAGGTTGTCGAAGTGCCGTTGCCAAAAGCGGCCGTGTAGCTTTGCAAGCCGGTGATTATTTGGCTCGGGGTAAAAGGAACATAGTCCTTCGGGGAAGGCGATTGCAGCCAATTAGGATTCTGCGCGGTGCCGAGACTCGGAAAAAAGACGGCACGGCGAAGCGGAAGCGATGTCTGGATCTTGACCGTGCGATAGGCCGCAGACAAATCGGTGTCGCCTGTGGCCGAGTCATCTAGGACATCCAGCTCAACTTCGAGCGGCAGTCCCTCGATGTTTTCGACTGAGCGAAGCGCCGTCCACACTTCGGCGGTGTTGAAATCCAGTTCAATCGTCGGATCTCCGAGTGGCGACGAGGCCACAATCACCTCAAGAAGATCGAGGTTAATGCCGTTGAAGTTCTTCCCATCAAAAGTAATAAGCGCCTCGCCTGCGGTCGGGTTGGTCACGGTCACGCTGAGATCGGCGCCAATGGTGGCAAACATCGCGTTGAGTGCGTCTTGGATCTCTTCGGGGCCGTCTGCCGGGTCGAGCAGGCTGGTCTTGTAGGTGCCGTCGTAGCGCAGTTGGTATGTCCCGCGAAAGTCGGGCGGCAGCGATAGCTTTTGAATTTCAGCCGCTTTGTAAGTGTTCGAGGGGTCAGTGTAGCCGTCTTGGACGGCGCTCACGGTCGGCGCCTGCGGCAGCACTCGCTCAAAACTGTCGGTGTGCGTGAGTGGCGCCTGAACCAGCCGCAGCTCGTTTAGCCATTCGCCGTCGATTTGGTAGGCAAAGACGCGACCAAAACTGACAGGGAAAAGGGTGTTGTTGACTACCGTGAGGGTCGCCTGCTCGCCGCTTGTGCGGCGAATGATCCACGAACCTCCGTCGGTTGTGACATCGAAGTCGCCAGTGCTGGCCGACAAAGCGTTGATCGCGGCTTTGATTTGCGCGGCTGTGGCGTTGAAAGTCAGGCCCGCCGTCGTGTTGGCCGATGTTGAGGACCCGCTGCCCAGCTTTATGGAAAACGTCCCGCGTTCGGGGCGGCGATCGACAAAGCCAACCGAAGCGCGCACGGCGCGAATCTTGGGGAAGACCTCTTCGGGAGATGCCCCGCCGATTTGCGCCAAAAAGCGCAGCGAAAGTCCAAGCGAATCGCCCGCGACAACGGCAGGAAAGCTAAAGCTGTCGCCGGTCAAGGTGGCCGAAAGCGTCCTGCGCGTGAGGTTGGCAAATAAGAGTTGGCGCATTTTAAGGTGTGGGATTTGTCAAAGTGTCGGGCGGAAGATCGGAATACGACTCGATGCCAAAAAAAACAGGGTCAAACGCCACAACCTCGTAAGGAAATATTGGATTGAGCGGCAGCGGGGCGTCTTTCTTCTGCCGATCAGCTCGACGGGCTTGCAGCCGCTCTGTCTTGTTAAGTCCAAATTCGTCGGCCATGGCTCACACGCTCCAGAATTTTCCCCCAACCTCGTCGCGCTTGACCATGCGTTCGGCGTTTTCAGAAAGCGCCTGACTTAGCGCGGAAAACTGGTTGGTGATAAGATCGCCCAAGCCACCAGCCAAGCCCGTGACGAACTGTTCGCCTCGCGGGATGACCAGGGGCACCTCGTTGCGGGCCGCGTGGGCCAAATTCCAAAACAGCTTATGCTCGACGTAAGTGTCCCAACTTTGATCGGGATCGTCTTTTTCAAAGTCGGCAGGCGATAGGAGAAAGCACGTCGCAACCAATATTCGGTCTTCGGGCTCGTCTTCCGCCAAGTTGAGAAGGCGTAACAGTGCCGGTGGCGCCTCGACTTGCCGAAACTTTTGCTGCGCTGCTAATCGGGCGCGACCGCCCACCCTGTCCACGAACCCCGTGTTATAGCGTGGCTGGTATTGAAAGACGGTGCCGGTCGCGCCTGTTTTATCAACAACCTGTAGTTCAGAAACAAGCTGCGCTCGCGCCACAGCCAAAACGATGTCGAATGCGCGCAGCTTGCGGCGGCCACTAATGGAGTCGATAAGATCCTGCGCGCTTGTGCTGTCAAAATTTTCCGTTGTCAGGGCGGAGTTCTTTTTCAGGCTTTGCACGTCTTTATCGGCAAAAAAGGCGGGCACCATTTCGTCACCAAATCCGATCGAGCGGGTTGTGCCTGCAACAATCCATCGCGCTTCGATTAGCCCAAGATCGGCGGGCTCGGGTTGGTCTTTGCTTGGCTCAGGCGCAGTGCCCGGAACGATGGGGTCAATGCCGTTGACGAATCCCGGCTTTACGTTGAAATGCCACCCCTCTCTATCGAACCAGCGCAGGCTGACAGACCACGGATGGCGATGTGCGCCAGCTTCGTCCGAAAGCGTTACCACTTGGGATTTGTTTGAACTGAAAATCCGCACACCGTTGCCCGGCTGCAAGACCAGGCTCTTGGCCGCGTCCAAACCCGCGTTGAACTCTTCGGCAGTCAGCGTTGTCATGCCGGGACAAAAAAGTGGCGATTGTTGAAAGCGTGCCGCAGGGAAAAATAGCTGAGTTGGTATTTGATGACCTGGCCGCTGCCAACCTGAACAAACATGGCGATCGGATGCCGGCCGACTACCCGATCGCTCGATGTCAGCGACTTGTCGGCCTTGATAACGACAGATTCGGGGTCTTCTGGGTCGATTCGCAGACTATTCTTGTTTATTTTCACCTCAATTAGCGCCCAGGCTCTTCCGTTTTTGTCGAAGGATTGCGGGACTTTGAGCGTGGGACGCGGCTTCTCGCCTTCGCCCGTGATGGGCACCCCGTTAATTTTTGGCTCGATACCATTGACGAAACCGCGCGCCACGGAAAATTGGCCACCATCGACAAGGCTAACTGTAAACGCTCCCAAGAAAACAGGATTGGGAATGTTCGCCGAAACAATCGTTCCGTTGATGGTTCGCCTGATGCGGATGCCTCGGCCAGACTCGATGCGATGCGCTTTGAGCCAGGCTATAAAAGACTTGAGACGCGGCTTGACGCGCTGGCCGCGCCTGGCCGTCAGACGCTCAAGCTCGTCGATCATAGCCCCCGACCAGTTCCCGCCTGATAAATGTCTTTTGCGGCCTCCATTGCGCGATCGCTGTCTACGCCACTAAGCATCCAACGATCGGTGACTTCCCACCTGTTGCCGCGCTGCGTGACAATTGGTGGCATGGTTAGCCAGAAACGCCTTCCTGGGTCTGGAAGCCCGCCAGGCACCGACGTGGTTATCTTGCCCACGGAGGAAAAAACGGTGTTCGGTATTTGGTTGTAAAGTTTTTTGCGAGACCACACCCCACCCAAAGAAAGAAACTCGCGCACTCCGAGCATTGGATTTTTGGTCGTTTTGTTCGTTCCGCCGCCGAGGCCCGACGCGGCTGACTGTTTTAACTCTTCGGCCCAACGAATTGTTCCGTTCTCGGGATCTATGGTGCCTTCGTATTTTTTTAGTAAGTCGTCGATTCTGGGATGAGTGAGAATGTCGACCTGCTCAAAGCTGGGCGACCAGTCAAAAACGTCGGCAGGGTCATTGTCGCCGCCCCCGCCGCCCCCGCCGCCGCCTCCCTCTACGCCACCCTCGTAGGTGGCTGTGACAATGTATTTTGTTCCGCTGTCGTCTTGATCGACGCGCACTTGCGTGCGCTTGAGGTCGTTGTATTCGTTATTGGCGGCCGTGGTCAGCGCCTCTTGTAAGTTGTTCGCCAGAAATTTGGCCGTGATCGTTGTGGCGCCGGTTCTCTCGCGCACAGCCGATAGTCCGAGAAGTTGTGTGTTTGCCATATTAATCGAAGGTTTCGGCCAGCAAGACGCGCGGGCCTTGTTTGGTTAAAAGATTTTTGATGTCAGCCAATAGGCGGTTTGCATCTGCTTGACGGCGCACCATTTCCTCTTGGGGTTTGCGCTGCTCGGCAAAAATGTTTCCGCCGAGTCCTATGGCGCGCTGGGCGTCGGCCACCATAGTTGGCTCGCGTTGCTGTCCAAGCTCTGTGCTCAGTTGATCCAATTGGGCGCGCTTGGATGCCAAGGCGCCCGCTTCTTCTGAGTTCATGCCCTGCCCTTCAAGCTGTTTGGATATTTGAATTTCGCGCTGTTTGACTTCAATGGCGCGAACTGCGTCCTTGTCTCCAGATGCTTCTGCGGCGGCTTTTTCGGCCTCTAGCACCAGATCAGCCTGCAAGTCGGCCAACCGAGCGGCTTGTTGAGCAGCTTTTTCTCGTTCTTGATTTTGGCGCTGTTGCACAGCCACCAGTTGTTGCTCAAGCGAGATCATTTCTAGCAGGCGCTCTTTCTCGTAGTCTTTGAGGTCGTTGGATTCTTTCTGCCTCTCGATGTAGGCTCGCAGCGCCGACAGATCGACAACGCCAGCGCGTCCAAGCAGCTTGTCCTCTGCGGCGTCGGGAGTCATTTCGTCCAAGGCACGCTGGTCTGCCGTCTTGTCGTATTGCTGAACGGCGCGAGCTACTTCCTTGCCAAGCTCTTCGGCCCGCTGCCTTGACGCAATTAGCGCCTGCTCTTGCGCGCGGACAGCGGCGGCTTGCGCCATGTATTGCGGGGAAATGTTGGCCACACTTTGCCGCTGTCTTTCCAGAAGTGCGATGTGGCGGTCAAGTTGCTCGCTGGCGGCGGCAATGGCTTCGTCGGAATCGTATTGGTCTGAGATAGATCCAAGGCGCTCGCGCACAGAGGCAATTTGCCCGTCTATGGTTTCCAGCAAATCGCTTTGCTCATCGGCCGAGGCGACGTTAAGGATGGCCGCATTGTTGGCCTCCACGTTTCTCGACATATCCCCACCTTCGCGTCGGCCAGCGCGGGCAGCTTCGTTTAGGGCGCTGATTTTCCCCATGACCTTTTCGATGGCCAACCCGATCCCGACAATCACGGCGCCGATTCCAGTGGAGATCAAAGCGGCCTTCATCCCGGCGCCCGCAGCGCGGGCGGCAGTAACCATGCCCGAAAAAGACGAGCGAACAACGCTCCCCGCCACTCTGGCCTCGAGCCCAAGTTGGCGAAAGGTGGTGGCAAAGGCGGCCCGTATGCTTGCGGCAGCGCCTCGCGCAGATGCGGCCATGCCAGTAAAACCAACTTGCGCCTGTTGGCTTGCCATGCGGACATCTGCCGCCATTTGCCCGAAGACTGTCCGCGCGGCAGCGCCAACAACGGCCAATCGCGATGAGCTGGCGGCTAATGCCGTCCCTATGCCGCTTAATCCTGAAGAGAAGCCAGTCAACACAGAGGCTGAAAATCCGCTACGCAAGGCGATCATTCCTGCGCCGACGCCAGCTATGACGGGCAAGAACTTTTGAAAAGCGCCAACCATGCCCGCGATCTGATTGGTAATATCACCCACCGACTGGCCAAGCCCTGTCAGGTCAAGGCGGTTGAGATCCTCAAATGGTTCGGTGTCGAGGGTTTCACTGAGAAACCCAGCGAAAAACTGAGTTAGCTTTTGCGATGCTCCGTTGATGGCATCGGAAACGAAGTCGAAGCGATCGGCGTTGCCATCCATCACGTCGGCCAAGCTGCCAACAGCGGTGCGGGCGTCGCCCACGGCACCGTCAAAATTTTCAAACAAGGTCTGCAAGCGCCCTCCCGCGCGCCCAAAGATTTGCATTGAGGCTGCCGTTGATTCGGTCGGATCTTTGATTGAAGCAATGGCTTGGCCAATAGTGCGGAGCTGTTGCTCGGGCGTTAGGTCGCGGAGCTGGCCAAGGGACAATCCGAGCGAATTAAAAGCGCCAGCATAAGTTGCGCTGCCTTGCCCCGCCTCAACAATGGCGCGCTGCATCCTGTTAAGCATGGTGCCAGCCTCTTCGGCGCCAAGGCCGTTGTCTTGAAAAGCGCGCTGCAACACGAGCATCTCGCCAGCAGCCACTCCCGTTGAGGCAGCCAAGTCACTAAGGGTTCCTCCCAAATCGAGCGTGCCCCGCATCTGATTGAGAATCCCCGCAAATCCAGCAAATGCCGCCCGCGCAGCAAAAAACACTCCCGTGATGCCAGCAACGGACGCCTGCAAGTTTCGCATTTGCGTCTGGACGCGGGCAATGCCGTCGAGAAAGGGCGCAGCGTTGAGCTGCATATCTGCTCTAATGGAGGCCATAACTTAACGGAATCCCGCCCTCCGCGCGGTTTTACGCATGATGTTTTCAGCCGCGCGCTCAAGGGCGCCGGCTTGCGCGTTGATTGCCCACTTGATGCGGCGGTCAAGACCGCGAATCTTGGTCGCAAATCCGACCATGTTTTCCATGCGGATGCGGATGCCTCGGGCATTTTCTTCGACCAAACACTGCCCGTTGCCGTGGCCGTGGCGTTTGATCCAGGCAGGCAACTTGGCGCCAAGTTTTATGGCGCTGGCATTCCAGCCAGCGGCGAGCAGTCCGACCTTTTTAAGAACCTTGGCAATGTAAGCTTTTTTCTCGGCCGCTGGCACCACTCCACGGTCATAGTTCTTGTGGCGCCCGATGTCGCGGGTCTTGCGGCCGATGCGGTGCACGCGGCCATTTTCGCGGCGGTTCTGTTGGTGCCAATCTTTGGCCGACCCAATGGCAATGTCGGAGTCAGTAATATAGACCGTGCCGTCTTTTCGGCGCATCTCACGACGGATGGTTTTGCCGCCCAACTCCATGAACTGGTCGTAAAGCTCGGGTGTTAGGCCGACCAGGATATGGTCGAGGTCGTTTTGAATCACAGCCTCGCCGCGCTTCTTGGCGGTGCCGTCGGCCTTGCCATTGACGCTCGGCGGCGTGACGCCGGCAGCCTTGAGGATGAAGTTGCGCGCAGCCGAGCGAACCACCTCGGCGGTTTCCTTGACGGCGGCCCCGCGATAAAGACGAATCGCCGATTCAAGGCGGGACATATCAAAAGTCATCGTCATCTTCTGTGGGTCTGGCGTCAAAGAAGCCAGCGACGGCGGCCAATTTTTCCACGCTGATCGGCGCGTTGTGGACGGTCCAAACATCCTTGCTTCGTAGGAAGGAATGCTCGTAGCAAAGCAGCCGCTCGAGCGGCAGTTCCCACAGAATGAAGCGTTCCGTCCATCCAGTTTGGGCGGCCAGCATGAAAACGCGCGAGGCGATCCATGCCGGCTCAATTAGTTTGGGGGCGGCGTTTCCTCTTTGTGGCCCGATGGCGTCGGCTTGGGCTCGACATCGAACTTAACCGCAGAAAGCATTTCTTGGCTTTGTTGAAGCGCAGCTTTAGTGCCAACCAACACGCCAAAAGGAATATTTTCCCCCCACTCCAAGACAGACTGCTTCCATGTGGCCGGCGTTAGTGCGGCGCGGCGAACTTTGACCAAGTCGGCGCAGTGGATGTAAAGGAATGCCAGCAGTTCAAATTCTTCAATGCCGTCAATCGGCTTATTCTCGACCAGTGCCCGATAAGCCTCGTTGCCAGTCATCATGCAGATGGCGCCAGATCCAGCGGTCACTGGCCGCATGACAATGCCCTCGGCCAGCTCGGCGCCGCCTTCGGGCGTCACCACGGACGCCATCGCGGCGGCCTCTCTTTGCAGTTCATCGTTTTGCATAAATTTCGGAACAAATCTTTTCAATCTCGTCCTGGCTGAATCGCGCCTTAGCCAACAGCTTTCGCCCTTTCTGCTCGTCGCCACCGAGGACTAGGTAGGCCGTGGCGCCGCCACGCTTAAAAGAAACCAAGGGGCGCTTCTCGCGTATGGCGCGAACGAGGCGCTTGTAGGCTTCGATGGCTTGCGCCATGAAGGCAATGGGGTGGTCAGGGTTGGCCTGTTGCCATGCCGCGTCTTTCATGCGGCGAATCACCTCGCCAGTCGGGATGTTTTCCTCGGCAAAGTTGGGGCTGAAGGAAACCTCGGTTTGTTGAAGGTTCCACGCCGTGACGGTTTTGGTGTCGGACCCATCAACTGGCGGCTCGATGATGCGGTGATAATCTTTGATGGCCACGCCCGCAGCAGCAGCGCCGGCCACGGCGGAAGTATCGTTGCTGGCAATGGCCGCCTTGCGGCTTGCGGCATCGTCTTTCGTTCCGGGGATTTCTTCGCGGACGATGTGGAAAACAGATTGAGATTGCATAGAAGGTGGGGCGGCGCCTGCGCCGCGTGATTACGTGGCTCCGGGCGCGTTCATGAACGAGATTTGTGTCTCGTCAAAATTGTCGTTGCGCTTGGTCACTGTTTTCTCAGTAACGATTGTCACGCCGCTCGAAACGCTTGTAAGGCTGGTTGAAAGGTCTTCTCCGACTGCATCGTCCGTTGTGCCAAGCACGGTGACGGTGCCAGTAATCATCGGGTCGAAGGCGTGGGCCGCCCCAAACTCGCCTTCTTTGTTTTTGCGGAACACTTCCGACAAGGTTTTTTCGATCTCGACGCTTTGCGTGAGAATTTCCGAGGCTTCGTTGATTCCGACTTCCAGTGGCATGGCTTAGAGTGTAGCGTAAGATTTGTAGACGTGCGTTCCTTCAGGAACTCCTTCGTTGGATTCTGAAAGTTTGGCAGACACCATTTTGAGCGTGTTTAGGGTGAACGCGCCGGCAACAACGCTTGACAAAGTCGGGCCGCCGTAAAATTCAACTGTGATCTCGGTGGTTTTTGTTTTACCAGGGATAAGCTGCTTGGTGACGCCCGTGCCGTCGCGCAGCGGGAAAGTGTCTACCGACTCCTTGGTCGTCACGCTGCGTAAAATTCCATCGGTGCCGATTGCGGTCCCGGTCGGAAGTGTTCCTGCTCCAAAAGTCGCTGGCATACCCTCGGACGGGTGTCAAATCACGCGGGCGAAAAGCCGCAAGTGAACTGCACGGATTGTGCCCAGCGACGATCGTTGTCGCTGGAAAGAAGGTTGGTCACATGGACGCCGGCCAAGGAAAAGCCCGGCCCCGACGCGCCAGGTGTGCCGCGCAGCCAGTCGTAGATTTCGGAGGCGATGCTTTTGGCTGTCTCGACCTCGCCCTGGATGAGCGAAGAGGACATGACCATGACCTCCATTTCGGCTTGAATGTAGCCCCCGGCGATATGGCGGCCATTCTCGCAGCGCACAATTACGCAACTATCGTCGGGCACGTCACCGTCGCGGGTGGCCGCAAAGACGGGCCACTGCGCGTTATCGACCACGGCCACCAAAGCCGAGCCAAAAGCGGCTTCAAAATTCGCCGGAGTCATAAGCGTCAATCATCCACACGCCACCGCCGGCAGGCGGGGCAATGCGGACGGTTTCAATGCGGACCTTGCGGCCCTGGCTTGGGATAGTAATGGGCTCTTTGGGCGCGGGGCGCGGGTTGACCGCGCTGGGCAACTGAATCCGCACGGTGCCGCGCTCGCGGCCGCCGCCCACCTCGAGGTCGAGCGTGGGGTTGCCGGGGCTGACAATGGCGGTGACGGTCTTGCCGCGGAACGTGACGGGCTGTCCGTAGTCGCGGAAACGCTGGGCAGAGGCTTGGGCGCCGATGGCTGCAATGGCTTCACGCATTTGAACGAGCAGCTCTGTCAAAGCGGCAAAAAGCCCCGCCCCGGGCAAAGCAAGAAAACCCAAGGCGAGGCGTGCTGCGGGGCAAAATTAGCGGCGGCGCTTCTTGTCTTCGGGCTCGGGCGCAATCGGCTCGGGCTCGGGCTCGGGCGCAATCGGCTCGGGCGTTGAATCGGCCTTGAAGGTGAAGCGATCCGAAATGCCGTCGGACGCCCAGATTTCATAAACGCCTTCGGCGTGGCCGTCGCGCATAGCGGTGCGAAGTTTTTCCTTTGCCGCTTCGAAAGGCTCAGGGCCGGAGACCACTTTGGTCTCCAGCCCTGTGGCGGTGAAACAGGTGATGGCGAGTCGCACAGGCTTACGCGCTGACGATGCGCTTGATGGCGGCGGCGTCGCCGCGGGCGTAGCCGTAGTTGACCTCGATGACGTCGCGCGTGCTGTCGGTGTCGGGGTCAGCCCAGCTACGATACTCGACGGTCAGGCCGGTCTCGGGGTCGGTGACGCTGGAGTAGTTGACCACGTTGGCCAAAGATCCGGCGGGCGGCACCGGCGAGAAGGCGACCAAGATCGCATTGTCCGTGACGGCGAAGCCTTTGAGGTTCTGGCTGTTGGTCGGGATCAACGTGCTCGGGAAGTAGTTGAAGCCAACGAGCTGCGGGATGCGGCCCTGGCGGATCGCCTCGCTGCCGCCGAAGTCAAGCGCCTTGGTGATGTTGGACTGCTTGAGCAGATTGGCATCGTAGCTGGCGTCGATGAAGAGCGAGCGGTTCGTCTGGGGCCAGTAGGCCTCGTCGCACGCCTGGCGAATGTCAATGACGTCGTTGATGTCGAAGTTTGCTGCTGTGCCCGTGTGGACGGCGGTGCCGAAGTTGGCCAGCGTGACGCTCGAGAGAATGTCTTTCATCACGTCCTCGGCCAGCTTGAAGCCTTTCTTCATGCCGATCTCAGTCAGATTGAGCTGCGGCTGACGCGCCAACTCCGAGCTTGTGAAGCCCATGCTCTGATACTTGCGCTTGTTGATTGTGACCTCGCGCACGTTGGTCGTGCTGTCGGCCATGGAGTAGGTGCCGTTGAAGTCGGCGGAAGCGGCCGTCTCGAGCGGGTGGAAGGGAACCGAGACCTTGTCGGTGCCGAGCAGCGGCACGTTGCGGTAAACGGTGGTGAAGGCTTGGAGAGGAATCAGCGTCTGCTTGAGGGCGCGAAGCGCGGCATCAAGGATGTTCGTGATTTGCAGCTCGGAGGAGATGGTGTTGGTCGGCATGACTGTTTGTTGGGTGAGTTGTTAGTTGGTGAGAGTTGTCAAAACGGGCGGTGCATTAGGCGGACTTGGCGGCGCGGTTGAGCGCGTCCTTGTGCTCGCGGAAATAGGCGGTGCGCTCGCCGCCGGTGAGGGCTTGGTATTTGGCGAGCTTGGCTTCGTCGGTGTCCTCAATGGTCTGGTCAGCGGGATCCACGGCCGGGATAACGCTGGCCGGGCTGAGGGCTTGAAATTTCTCGAGGCGTTGGCGCCACTGCACTTCGGCTTCGTAGGCCGCGTCGGCTTTCGCCAGAGCGTCTTTGGTGAGCTGGTGCGCGCCCTCTTCGCTGGCCAGCTTGGTGGTCAGGTCTTCGAGCTTGGCCAAGAGCGTGACGTTCTGGGCGCTAAGGTCAGTGAGTGTTTTGGAAAACTGGTCGCGGGACTCGGCGTTGCTGAACAGGCCGCTTGCGTTGGCCGCGGGCGAATCAACCAGGTCGCAGGCCTCGAGCGATTCGCAGCGGGCGAACTTCACTTCGCGCGTCACGCCTTCGGTTTCGATTTCTTGAGTCTCGGCTTGGCCGCTGAAGCTGATGGAGATGCCGAACTGGCTCGGCATCTTCTCGGCCATCTCGAGGACTTTCTCCCGGGCCTCGTGATTTTCGAGGAGGTGCAGATCGCCGCGGAGTTTGTCGCCGTCGATGGAGAAATTTTTAATGACGCCGACGATGCCGTTGAAGCCGCTCCAATGGTCGGTCTTCACTTTGACGCCGTCTTCGTGCTGCTCGGCGGACAGCTTGACCTGCTCAAGCGTGGTGCCGTCCACGAACATGCCGTGGCCTTTGGCTTCGCCAACGCTGATGACCGAGACGCCGGAGATTACGCCTGTCTCACGATCAACCTTGCTCTCGGCAAGGGATTGGAAAAAGTTCATGCCCCCGCGGGCGTGTCAAATTGCCAGACCCAAGGATTGCAAATGCGCGCGGCGTTGCGCGGTCATGCCGTGAAAGGCAAAGGTGTCGCCGATTGGTGGCCAATGGTTGCCGCTTTCTTCTTCCTCGATGGCGAACCGGGCGGCCGCGTCGACTGGGGCAAACTTCATGCCAAGCACCTCAAGGCGCGGACGTTGCCGCTGGCACAGAAAGACATCATCATTCAGGCCGATCTCGTAAGGGATCTGCGTTACTGCCTCAAAAAAGCGGCGGCTACGCAGACAGCACCCTGAGCTGCCAACGCTCGGACCCGCGGCACCGGCCACCAGGCGCGCGGGCCACGGTGGGCCAGTGTAGTCGAAGCCGAGAAAAGCGTTGTCCCATTTGGCGGGGTTGTAGGGAAAGCCGTCGGTCTGGCAGGTGATGACGTGCGTCCAGCTAGGGTGGCGGATGGAGAGCCATAGACCGAGATACTTGGCGTTGAAAATTTGGGCTTCTTGGTAGCTCATGGCTATGTCGCACACATAGCCCGGGCAACCAATGCGGCTGGCGGCCCAATCAACAATGACACGCGCTTCGGCTTGCTTTTCGGCGCGGCCTTCGATTAGCACGAGGACGATTCCGTCAACGGACATAGACTTCGTCCTGTCCGTCGTTTTCGGCCATGCGGTAGCCCTGCCACACCATCCACTTGCGAATTTCGTCGGCGTGCGGGTTCGTGTAATGCTGCCAGCCCATCTCTACGCAGATCAGCCAAGGGCGGCTGACGAGGCGCGAGATGACCGGCCACTCGCTTCCCTCGGTGTCGATGGCCAGAAGGTCGATGTCACCGCGGTCGTAATAGTCCACGGTGCGGCAAAGAACGCCGACCGTGCCGCTAGGCGGGACGCCAACACTGGCCCGCGGAGAGGCCGTTCCGTCAAGGTAGCTCGAGCACCCGTCATCGCGCAGGACGCGCGGGCCGTTTTGTTCGCTAAGGGCAACTTCGTGGATGGTGACTTTGTTTTGCGTGGCGAAGTGCTTGCGCAGCTCGCCGGCGAAATACGGGTGCGGCTCAAACAAGTGGACGCGCTCGGCCGCTGGGATCAGCGGCGCGACATGCACTTGGTTCGGATGGTTGGCTCCGACTTCCCAGATAACCGTGGGCGCCGGGCGGTGGTGGTCGTGCAGAATTTTGGCGAGGTCGATCATAGGCGTTTTTTCACTTCGGCCACGATGCGCTGCGGGTCGATGTTGGCCATGGCCACGCAGTGGCCGGCTTGGTTGCATGGCGCTCCTTCGGGCCATGGCTGGCCGCCGCGGCTGTGGTGGAAACAGGGCGCACACGGCGCATGACCTGTCAAAGCTCGGACGGTCGGCTGGTAAGCGGTGCGGAGTTGCCAGGGAAAAGCGGCGTAAAGCGCGACCACCGGCAAACTCATGGCGGCCGCCACATGGCAGACGGCCGAGTCGGGCGCGATGACCACATCGCAGTCAGCGAGGACGGCGCAGGATTGCGCGAAGGAAAGCGCCGGCTGTTCGGCGGTGAGGTTAAGGTAGCCCGGTTGGCTCGGGAGGTTCAGCTCGCCCGGGCTGCCAACAAAGACCACCTCGACCTCGAGGCCAACCAGTCCTTGCACCATCGGCTGAAAAAGGTGCCGAGGGTAGCTGCGAGCGGGTGCGCTGGCCGAAAGTTGCACGGCAACTCGATTGACCGTCTTGGGAAATCTGGACCGCATGGCGGCAACGGCGCCCGGCTCGGGCCTGAACTCAATGTGCTGCCCCTCGGTCAACTCCACGCCGATGCACTTGGCGAAAAGATCGACGGCGTGCAGGAGTTGCGAGTCGGGACCGAACTCGATCTCGTTCTCAAGATTGGCGTGTTCGTCCCATTGTTGCCACTCGGCCAGCGTGAGCGGATACGGAAGCAGCTCGATGCGGTGGGCCGCGGCGAATGCGGTGAGTGCGTCGTGGTATTTCTCCGCGGCCGAGACGCCGATGCGAGCCTCGGGACGCTGCGCCCTTAAAGCCCGAAGAGCTGGTGTGAGAAAAAGCAGGTCACCAAAACCGCCAGGGCGACTGACAAGCAGGCTGTCTTTGTCCAGCCGCGGTCGTTCGACGTGGAGCTTGCGGATGTCCACGTCAGGAAATTGCAGAAGGTAACCCGCATTGGAGTCCTCGAGGACGTAGGTTGTTTCAGCTTTCAGCGCGACCGGCCCCAGCTTGCGGGGCTCCGGCATTCGGATCAGTTTCATTGCTTTGTGGTTGCATGGGAGGTGGCGGTGCCATCTCAGGGAAAGCTGCGGAAAGCGGAACGCCGGCGGCCTCGCATTTTTCGATGCGGCGTTTAGCGGTCAGAATCGCCGCATCCTCTTCCATTTCTTCGTCGAGACCGTGCATCTCGGCAAAGGTGCGGATCGACATGCCGCCTTGGCGGACGATCTCGAGGACAGCCTTGGTGTCGCGGCCAAAGTCAACGGTCGGACGCGCGGGGCGGATCCAGTCAACGCGCCACCAATCGTCGCCAGGGTAAGGCAGGCGACCTTCGCGCATCTCGTGCCAGAGCCAATACAGCCAGAAGCGCCGGCAGAATTGCGTAATGAGCATGTCCTGCACTTCGCGGAAAAAGACGGATGCGTCCTGCAAGACGTGGCGGGTGTTGGCGCCGCCGATGCCGGCGATGCTCCAAAGCACTTCGGGACTGACGCCGATGCCCCACGAGATGTCGCGCGCCAGGTAATTGAGGAACGGCTCCATCGTCGGGCCGGGGTGCGGGTTGCTAAAGGCCTCGATCTTTTCGCCGGGCTTCAAATTCATAATGCCCGAGCTTGTGTCGAAGATGCGCTGCGGGGTGACCTGGGCGGTCGGCTCGCCCACGCTGGCACCGCGGATCGAGGCCAGACGCGCGCCGAAGTCGGTGGCGGTGGCCTCGCCACTGGTGGCGATAAAGCCGATCTGGCTGAAAAGTTTGTGGCTGTGCTGCACGTATTGCAGCATCTCGGTCATGTCTTGGAGCTTGTTGACGGCGTGGGCCATCCACGTGACGCCGCGCGCCTGACCGTTGCGGCGGATCTTGCGGAAGTGGAGCATGTCGGCCGCGGGGATATCTCGGCTCACGCGCTTGTCGAAGGTCAGCACGCGGTAGGCAATCGGGCGGCCAAAGCTGTCCAGGCGCACGCCGTCGATCCACTCGGCTTGGTCGTAGTTCATGGCCGTGGCCGCGGCGTTGCCGACGTTCTCAGCGCCGACAAAGCGCATCATCCCCTGCCCCGCGGCCGACTTCATAAACTGACCGAAGAAGTCGCCGTCGGTGATGATCTGGCGAAGGATGAGGGCTTGGGCTTCGTAGAAATTGACCTGGCCGGCGCGGTCAAAGGCGCCGGGCTCGTTGCACACCGTGTCCTCAAAACGGCGCTCGGCGGCGCGGTTGAACTCGGAGTTTGCCGTGCGGCACTGCGGGATGATGCCGGTGCCAACGCAGTAGCGGGCAATGCCGTCCACCGCGCGCAGGGCAAAGCCTTGGTTGTTGGTCAACCAACGCGCCTTTTTCATTAGCGTCTCGCGCTTCAGCGGGGTCAGCTCGAGGGCGGGGTTGAGCGTGGGAAAGTAAATGTAGCCGCGGGAGGCGTGCGGCTCAGCGCCTTCATAGGCCGCAAAGTTGGTGAGCGCCGCGGAATCTTTGGCTAAAGCCTTGGGCTTGCGCCCGGCTCCGGGGCGGTAGCCGCCCCTGTTTGATTTCGGTTTGATTTCCGCGTCGGCGCTCACGCCGCGGCGGACGTGTCAAACGAGGGGCTTGCGGAAGTAGAGGGCGGCTTTCCCTCCCCAGTGCTGAGGCTGGGCTGGGCGGTAAAGTTTGAATCCGCAGGAAATCAGGTTGTTGGCCGAGGCAATGTTGAAGGGCATGACGTAGGTGACCAACTCGGCCATGCCGTGCTTGCGCGCCATGCGGATCCTGGCGCGGATCAACTGACGCTGAAGACCTCGGCCGCGATGGGTGCGACGGACGCCGGCGCGGATCAGGTAGGCCAGACCGGCATTGCTGGCTTCTTGGCAGGGCCGCAGGCCGGCAAAAGCAATCCCCTCTCCCTTGTCCTCAATCGTCCACCACCAACAATCGGCGCCATTGATTTCGTGGTCGGAGCTGAAAAGGATTCGGTCAAGCCGGTGAACTTCGGCGCGGGCGTCCTCGGTGAAACGATCTGGTGTGGCAATGCAGCGGAGCTTCACGCCATCGCGCGGGCGTCAAAGCGTGCGGTAATGCGGGACGGGGCGAGTGACCGAGCCCGTGGTAATGCGAAAGCGTTGAACCTCGCAACGGCCGTTGGCCACGGCATCAGCTAGAAGACGGGTCATTGTCGGCCGCGTCTTGCCGAGCTGGTCGGCCAACGTCTTGGTGGTGAACCAACCGGGTGGCACTTTGTCTTGAAGAATAGGAGAGACCAGCGCAGCGGCCCACGCAGAGGCGTTGAGTTGTTCCGCGGTAATCTTGCTTTTCCTCATACTTTGGTCACAGCCGGCGGGGGCGGATTATAGAAAAAATGATGCGGCACCGGCAGGCTGCCGGGCTCTTTGCCGCGCCAGTCGAGGACAAGAACGCTCGGACGCGGTATGGCATCGGGCACCACCTTGGCGCCGTGCCTAGTCAGAAACTGCCAGCCGCCTGTAATGGCGAGCATTCCGCTGCCGTCGGAGAATACGCCGCCACAGTGACGGTGGGCGCGAAGGTAGACTTGCGCGGGCGGGTGGCCGGCGCGCAAGGAGTTAAGTCGGGCATTGCCCATCACGATGGACATGGCCGTGGCCTCGAGGTACGCGCGCGAAGTTGCGCCGATGTGGTGCGTTGCATCGATCGTGGTGCCGTGGATCTCAAGGATCCACTTGTCGCGGGCTTCGCTTGTCTCGGCGTTGAGCAATCGGGCGAGATAGCTTTCGACGTTGTGCGTGTGGCACTCGGTTCCACGGACGATGTAAGTCTTGGCGGCCTTGTCGGCCCACGGCTTGAGCGCGGTGGCGGCCATGGCGCAGTGGTTTTCTATCAATGACGCAACGACTTCTGGGCTGCGGTGATGGATTCCTTCAGTCGCGTCGCCGTTGCAAATGAGGGCAAAGGGGTCGTTACCAAGCATCTTGGAAACTTTGACCTGAGCGTCCTGCCAACATTCCCAGAGCCATGCCTGGTGAACATTTTTGCCAAAGGCAAGCGTGTTGCCAGCCATGTTCTCGGAGTCGGGCGGCATAAGGCCAACCGTCGATCCGCAGTGAAGATCCGAGACAACGACGAGAACCTCGGGCCGTTTGGCCTTATGACGTGCCATGCGTCGGTTCCGAAGTGTCAAAGCGAAGTAGCAGGGGCGGGATTCGAACCCGCGCATGGTAGGGTATGAACCTACTGACTTAAACCTCTTGTCGACCCTGCAATTTAGCCGGCCGTCACTTGGCGGGAAAAATCGACATTGCTCATGCGCCCCCCGCCCAGATCTAGTTCGTCAAGGATCTCCTCGCAGGCTGTGCCGACCTCGCGGGCCGACAGGGTCAGGACGCCGCTGTGTTGGCCGGCGTCGCTGGACAGGCCTGTGATGCTGACCATGTCCTGCCCAGCCTCGGCCGCGGCAAAGCATTTGTCGCTGAGACGCTCAACGTCGCCGCGGGACCATGCCCGGGTGCGGAGCAGTCGCCTAAGTCGTTTCTTGAATCCGTCCATCTTCTGGCGCCGCGGCGTCAAATAGGGCGCGAACAATCCACGAGGAAACCACATGGAGTTTGGTGCAGTCGCCAAAGTGGTCAGCGGCCACCTTGCGCCACTCCTTACGCTTGCCGCCCTTGGGGATCACGATGCGCTGGCCCATGTGGCCGCGGAGAAACTCATCATCGGCATCGGCGGGAAACCAGAGGAACGGCGCTTTGCGCCGGTGGATCTTCTCCAAGTAAAGCGCCACCTTGGCCTGGTAATCGACGTATGTGTAAAGCTGCATCGGCTCGTAGCCCTTGGCCGTGCCGACCGACCAGGTTCCGAAAGAAAACGCCGTGCCCTTCGAGGGAAGCAGCATTCCCTTGGACCGGGCGCAAAGTTCGTAAATGCGGTTCGTAAAATCGCCCGAGTCGACCAGCCCGACCTCAATGCGCACCGGCTTGCCGCTCGGCGTTTCCCAGCGTTGGGTTTCAAAATCCAGCAAGGCCTCGGGCGCCAGCACCGTGCCGTAATCAAAGACGTGGCACGCGCCGTCCTTGCTCCACGCGGCCGCGCTCCAGTGCGTGGCGTCCTGCCCGGGGTCGGCGCAAAGCGTAACCATGGCGGGCTCCTCGATGGGGCAGTTGCCTTTAAGATATTTGCCGCGACAGGCGAGGACGTCATCGTCGTGGGCGCCGGTGCCGCGGTCCTCCCAGCGTTGGGCGAGGCGCTTCTGCATGAACTGGCGCAGGAGCGTCGTGTCGCCGCGCTTGGCCTCTTCGTTGGCTTTGATCCACTCGATGGCCAGCGTTGACCACGGAATCCACCAGACGGCGGTGGCGGGGTATTGGAAAGCGATCTTGCCCGGGGCGCCGGCACGTGACGTGACGTAACGTGAGCAACTCGACAACGCGCGGCGGGTCCGCGGATCGTCGGTGTATTCGGCCTTGCACGTTGGGCAGACCATCCGCACCGAGGCGGCCGTGGCGTCCCAGTCGGTCACGCCTTCGCGGCTTACGGTGTGCTGGTATTGGATGTCTTCCCATTGCCAGGGCTTCACCGCCCCGCACCGGCACTGCCACGAGAAGACGCGCAGTTCGGCCATGTCCTGCGCCTCGTGAAAATCGTCGCCCTGTTCGCCGCCCTGACTGACCAGAATGACCCGCGCATTCCATCGGTCATGCGTTCGCCGGCGCAGCTCGCCGACCATGCCAGGCTCCCAGCGCCAGACCTCGTCACCGATACACCAGCGAATCGACTTTTCTTGCAAGCTGGTGAGGTTGGCGCCGCCGATGAAGAGCGGCATGTGACGAAAAAGGATTTCAGTTTTCCGTTTTGCGTGACGGTCCTGCGGGTAAAGCCGGCGGACGGCGTCGACCGCATCGAACATCGGCGCCAAGCGTGACTCGGCCCACTGCTTCGCGGTCTTGTCGGTCTGGCCGGTGACCAGCGTCGGCCCCGGGTTCTCGGCCACGATCCAGCAAAGGAGTGATTCGAAGAGCGTGGTCTTCCCCGAGCCGGTCGGCGCTGCGATGATGATTTCGTCGTTGGCGTCTTTGCCGATCTCGAGGATCGGCTCGTTCATCCAGGGCGCGGTCTTCGCGTCGAACTGGCTATTGCGGTCGCTGTGCGGGACAACCACGTGCCGCTCCATCCACTGGATCGGCGTTAAACGCTCGCTAGGTCGGACGGCGTCGTAAAACGCCTGGCACATGGACATGCCGAAAGCGGCATGTCAGATCGGATGGCTACGGGGTGGCAGCCAAGTCGCCGAGGATCTTGTCCACTTCGGTTTGAAAAATCGGCACCATCTGCGCGGCGGTCAGTCCCTCGAGGCGGCCGGGCATGGATCCTGTCCAGCCGTATAGCTTGGCCTTCACGATCCGACCGAGGGCGGCGAAGTCTTCGCGCACTTGCGCGGCCGGCACGAACTTGCCGCGCTCGACCTCGAGAACGTGTTGCAAGCGGTCACCTTCAAGACGCAGCTTGCGCAACCGCGCCGCCTTCATCTCATCCAAGTCGCCGCCGGTGGCGAGTTCCTTCTCCAGTTTCTCGGCCTGCCGCTTGGTCACCGCTAGCTCGCGCGCAATGTGGTCAGTGATGTTGTTGCGCGGCCGACCCTGCGGACGCTTGGCCGGGGGCGGTGGGGTTTTCTTTTTACGAACCGCGCGCTTCATTGCTCACAGAAATTTACTGGGCGACGGGTGAAC